GTCACCAGAGACCTTGAAGGTCTACGAGTGCCAGCATCGTCTGTTCATTCGTACGATCACACAGGCCATAGACCAATTCGATCAGATCGTCGCGCTCACGCGCGGTCGAAGTCGGATCAAAATTAAAGGTCACGTCTGCGTAGCTCGTCCGAACAACCTTCGGAGAACTGATACCGTTAACAACGGCGTCTTGCACAACCGGAATCGTCAGCTTAAGGGTCGCTTTAACACGTCCCTGGGCCGAGCGAGTCTGGCCAATCGCAATCCGGCGATCCCCAACGGGGATACCGGTGGATTCCACGTACGTCACGGTCCCATCGGCGGCCTGCTTCTTCGGAATGAAGGTGTGGGTCGCGATCGGGTCGCCACGGTCCTTGAGGACCAATGGAGTCATCTGAGGCATAGTTCTGCTTTCATTTGATAGATTTAGGCACCATTGCCTAAATTCTTTGACGTATTAACGCAATTGCGTTTTTGACGTGGGGTTTGGAGAATGGGTTTTCTTTGGCATAGAGTTCAGGAAGCGGAAAGTCCGGAAGGACTTGTCTCCGCATGGTGTAGTTGCCTACGGCAAAATGACCCCTGTCCAATATGCTACCGGGACTGAAACTTGCCAGCGATGCTGAGAAGTTTTGTTGATCAGTCACGGTAATATACCCAGAACCGAATTCGAGGCCAGCAGTGGCTGACAGAGAGTCTAACACGTTCCCGACCGGAATAAACCAGTCGAGAATAAAACTAAACGGTGTTAACTCCCACGCAATGCTGAGTGGATTAAGAAGACCGAACATATCGGCACCAACTAGCGCTGGACAAGTTACTTTCGCAACCAGCCCACACTTAGCAGTACCGACGCATTTCCAGCGGGTTTCAAACCGCTGGCCCTGCACGAAACCGAAGTCTCGCTCGAGCTTCTGGTTCTTAACAACCTTCACTTCCATCTTCGCCGGTTTACCCGGGTCAACATAGTCGCAAAGGAGCTTTGTTCCATCGTGAATGTCACTGATTAACGGCAACCAGCCGTATTGCAGTTCCAACCACTTCTTTGACAAAGTGTGTCCGCTAAGAATCATCTTGGGTGATAACTCCAGGTGCTTCAAGGCTAAAGCGTAATTCCCCCGTTTAAGGGAGTTGTACGCACCTATGACACGCTTGGTGTTCTCAGTTATCATCCTCACTACTTGATTCGCCTCTCCTAGGTTGTTACCAACCTGGACCTGACCTTTGCGCAATTTGTTTCGCGCTTCGGTGATGCTTTTGCTTCGGATGTTGTCAAGATCCTCAGCCCAAACATCAGGTGGAGACAAATACAATACGGGAAAGTCCACCGACATAGGTGTTTGCTCGACAGTGTCGACAACCAACTGTTCGTTGAACCAGACCTGCCGCCGTACGATGTAGGGATCATCAGTAATCAAACTGACAATCTCGCGAAAGTACGGCTTTGGGCCTCGACCTCCCTGGACTGCTTCATGCTTTTTGCTGAAGCCATCACTGATTACATACGGATCCCGATTGTTAATCGGAACACCATACCTGATACCCTTTGAAAGGTGATAAACGGTATGTTGGTGGGAAAATGTACCCACTCTGTTTGTGAATGCAGTAACGCCCATAGTGAAACCTCTTATAAAGACTGGTACAAAGCCAGCAACCGAGACACTATGCCAATTCCTTGACATAATACCCAATTATAGTCCGGCTATTGCAGCCAAGTCTAGTTTGTGGAGAGTGGTGTTCTTCAACGCACGGCGTTCAGCCCGCACGAAGGATTACGAAAACTCTCCACTTGCCAGTTAGCACGTCGCCCTGGATTGAGAACAATCCCAGGGGGTAACTAACGACAACGCAGACACTGATTACTCAGTGCCAACTAGAACCGGTGCCCCGAAGGGGGCAC